GGCGGCATGATCAAAGGTTTTAGTCCCATCGCCCGACCTCAAAGATTCAAAGGAGTATTCTGATGACAGGATTACTAGGAACTGCCCGTCAAGGGTTAGATGCCATCAAGTACAAAAAAACTGAAGAGGGCAAAGCAGAACAGAAAGCTCGTAGACTTCACAATGAACGGATGGGTCCAAAAGATAAAAAGACCAAGCGTAAACTACGCAAGGATGCAAAGAAAGCAGATGCAGCTAAAGGTGCAATGCTAAAAAAGCGTGGTGGAACATTTAAAGGAACCTTCTAATGGCTATTGAACCAAGACAGATTGCAGGAATGATGGAGCAGGCCATGGGTCCGGGTGGACCAGCAGCCGTGCCCGAAGATGCCATGACCGAGGTCCAAATAGCATTGCCCGGTATGGAAGATCTTCCGCCCGGTATTGAGCTTGTTGGCGCAGAAGAAACGGTCACGGTCGAGGCGGAAGTCTATGATCACAATGCAAATCTGGCCGAGGTTCTAGATAGATCTACGCTTGGTTCTTTGTCCTCGGATCTTGGAGGGCTAGTTGATGAGGACAAAGAGGGCCGCTCCGAGTGGGAAGAGGCCATCTCAAAGGGTCTGACGTTACTTGGTATTAATTACGATGAGCGGTCAGAGCCGTTCATGGGGGCGAGTGGTGTAACGCATCCTGTGTTATCCGAAGCGATTACGCAGTTTCAGGCACAAGCGTACAAGGAGATGTTACCACCGGGCGGTCCTGTAAAGACGCAGATTCTGGGCGATCAGAACCGTATGGTTGAGGAACAGGCTCAACGTGTAAAGGATTTCATGAACTATCAGATCACGGAAGTGATGGAGGAGTTTGATCAGGATACGGATCAGATGCTGTTCTATCTGCCGATTACCGGATCTACGTTCAAGAAAGTTTACTTTGACCAGACAAAGCAGAGGGCGGTATCGAAGTTTGTTCCTGCCGAAGATCTGGTTGTTCCGTATCATGCGTCTGATTTGAGGACAGCGGAGCGGTATACACATGTAGTGCGGATGAGTGAGAACGAGATCCGCAAGATGCAGGTAGGAGGGATATATAGGGATGTTGACTTATCTCCGAGCGACGATGACCAGTCTGACTCAACAATCCGTGGCAAAGCTGACGAGATTCAGGGTCTACGTTCTGGGTATTCTGATGAGATGTTTACACTCTTTGAGATCCATGTGGATTTGGATCTTGAGGGATTTGAGGATGTGGACCCGCAAGGTGAGCCAACAGGTATCAAACTACCCTATATCGTCACTATGGACGAAGCTTCGGGAGAGATTCTTTCGATAGTACGCAACTTTCGTGAGGAAGATCCGCTTCGTCGCAAGCGTCAGTATTTTGTACATTACAAGTTTTTGCCCGGTTTTGGGTTCTATGGCTTTGGTTTGCTACACATGATAGGAGGATTGTCTCGTGCTGCAACGTCTATACTCCGTCAGCTTATCGATGCTGGTACGCTCTCGAATCTACCGGGTGGTTTCAAGGCTCGGGGGGTCCGCATTAGGAATGATGACGAGCCTGTTAACCCGGGTGAGTTTCGTGATCTTGATGCCCCTAGCGGTGATATTAGGAATGCTATTATACCTCTCCCATACAAGGAGCCTTCTGGAACGCTGGCTCAGTTACTTGGGGTGGTCGTTGATTCGGGCCGAAGATTTGCACAGGTTACGGACACCAAAGTCGCAGATGTCAACTCCAATGCTCCCGTGGGAACTACAGTGGCCCTTATCGAACAGGGATCAAAAGTAATCTCGAGTATTCACAAACGGCTGCATTATGCTCAGAAGAACGAGTTCCGCATGCTGGCAGAGATCTTTGCCAACAATCCTATGCCTTATCCTTATTCCGTTGGTCAGAACGTGAATCCGATGATAATGGCGCAGGATTTTGATGGGCGGGTAGATATCCTCCCAGTGTCTGACCCGTCCATCTTTTCTATGGCCCAGCGTTTGTCACTTGCACAAACACAGTTGCAATTGGCCCAGGCCGCACCGCAGATGCACAATCTGTATGAAGCCTATCGCCGGATGTATGATGCGCTGGATGTAAAGAACATCGACTCTATCCTGCCACCACCACAACCACCTGCACCAAAAGATCCGGCAACAGAGAATGGTTTGGCTCTGAAGGGTCAACAGTTGCAGGCATTCCCGCAGCAGGACAGTATGGCGCATATCAGAGTGCACGTTGCCATGATTCAATCACCTGCCATACAGGCAAATCCGCAGGCATTTTTGATATTGCAGGCGCATATACAGGATCATGTCAGTATATTTGCTCGTGATGTTATCAAAGAAATGCTTGAAAAAGGCATACAAGAATCCATAGCAGCAGGGCAGCAGCCACCGCAAATCAATCCTGATGCGGCAGAAGCTGCGGTAGCGCAGCAGATTGCAGAAACTTTGGAACAGCTTGCTCCTATGCTTAAACCTCAGACACCACCTGATCCACTGGTTCAGATCCGTCAGCAGGAGTTGCAGAACGATACGGCTGAGATACAGCGTAAGATGCAGAACGATGCTCTGGACTTCCAGATTGATCAGGCCAAGCTACAGCAGTCATATGATCTGGCTATGCAGCGTCAGGCTTTACAGGAACAGATTGCAAATGACAGAAACGATGTGAATGTGTATCGGATTAATACGCAGGCTGATTTGAAACGTGATAGGTAGAACAGTGACTCATGCCAAAACTCAGCGAAAACACCGAACTGGCTATGCCAATACGCAATTTGATTGCGTTGCTCATAGCTGCAACTGTTGGCACATGGGCTTATTTTGGAGTTATTGAACGTCTTAACACTATCGAGAACAAGCTGATTTTGATGGAAACAGACCTGAATATGAATACAGAGTTCCGTATTAAGTGGCCTAGAGGTGAGATGGGTAGTCTGCCAGCAGACAGCGAACAGTTTATGATGATCGAGCATCTTGCTGGGGAGCTAGAAAAACTAGCAGAAAACATAGAATCAGGTAATGCTCCACACGACCAGCAACAGAAACTGGTGTTGGAGTTTTACGACAGGCGGCTCACAAAGATCGAGGACAATATTGAAAAGTTGGTGAATCAAGAATGATTGAGATGACTTTTGTTTTGCTGTTGATGATTGGGGAGGAACGGGTTGAATATACGCCTTATAAGAATCTGTCTGAGTGCCTGAACATACGCCGCAAGATAAAACGAAACGTGGGACATACTGCTGACTTTGATAAAAAGTGGTCGTGTAAACAACTCAAGGTTAGACTTGAAGCTGGCGAGATCATGGAAATCTTGGAGGACGAATGATACAGTTTTTAGGACCGATAGCTAATTTAGCTGGCACATGGCTCGAGGGCAAAGTCGAAGAGAAGAAGGCTGTGACTGGTGCAAAGGTTGCTAAAGCCCAGGCGGAAGCTGTC